GTCAGTGTTGAAAGCTAGGTCTTGTGGTTCAGTCTCTTGACCTGATATTGAAAAGCTATCTACGAAAGATGCCTCTGAAACATCAAAGCCCGTATTTACACCACTCAGCTCTAAGTCACCGTCCGTAGTGTTATACACTGCGCCGTACATCTCCCAAGAGCCAGAGGCAACCTGAGCGTATGACGTAGGAGTTGTGGTTTCTACATAGGAGCCGCTTGTGGCTGTTAAGACAAACACGCCTGAGTTGGCTTCAATGGTCTTGCCTACGTCCGCGGAGGTGAATGAGCCTGTGCCTAGTGTTAGCGGCGTAGAGATAGTGTATTCATTTACGTCATCACCTGTATAGCCACACACAAACATCTTAGTGCCGGTGGTATTGAAGGCTAGTGCAGTAGGGCTTACCTCTTGAGAGGCTACTGAAAAGCTGGTGTTAAACGATGCAGTAGATACATCAAAGCCTGTTGCTAGTGTGTATTCGTAAACCGAATCGTTATCCCTTCCCGCAACAAACATACTAGTTCCGTCAGCGTTAAAAGCTATACCTTCTGGGGTCAGGTCTTGACCTGCTACGCTAAAAGCATCTGTATACGAAGCTGTTGATACGTCAAAGCCAGTTGATAGTGCGTACTCGTAAACACTATTGCTGGTATCACCAACAATAAACATCTTAGTTCCATCGGTGTTAAAGGCTATATCTTGTGGTTTTATATCCTGTGCTGCTACACTAAAACTATCCGTGTACGAAGCTGTAGAAACATCAAAGCCAGTTGATAAGGCATATTCGTAAACAGCGTCTCCGGTAGAGCCACTGATAAACATCTTAGTGCCGGTGGTATTGAAGGCTAGTCCATAAGGATTCAGATCTTGAGCTGCAACACTAAAGGCATCTGTAAACACGGCAGTAGAAACATCGAAGCCAGTTGATAAGGCATATTCATTAACATCGTCTCCTCCATTACCTGTAACAAACATCTTTGTTCCGTCTGTATTAAACGCTAATCCCTGTGGGTTTGTTTCTTGAGCTGCTACTGAAAACACTTGTGTATAGACCGCAGTAGAAACATCTCCAACACCCCAATCCAAAGTAGTCGCCGGCGCGCTATCCAGCCTTGTGTAGTTCTCAGTAGTAGAATTGACATTCCAGTTATTATTAGTAACAGCGGTCTGTGCTACTTCTTTAGTCACAGAAACAACAGGTGCGAGAACGCTGTCAGTAAGGCTAATAGTAGTTGCTTGTCCGTTAGTAAATGTTTGAGTTAGCGTTCCAAGCGTTGAAGGTGGTAGGTTCGTAAATCCTATATTCCCACTAGAAGTTTGAGATAGGATTTGTCCGTTATTCCCATTCGCCGTAGGAAGTGTAAACTGAGCGGCAAACGCTGCAAGATTTGCGTCTAGGCCTGGGATTGTTGCCCAAGAAGCTACACCGCTGCCATTACTTGATATTACTTGACCTGACGTTCCATCGCTTGCTGGAAATACAACACCTCCAGCCGTTAAATTTGTTGTTGCAAAGGTTGTTAAACTACTTGAGCCACTTCCAGAAATATTTCCTGTGACATTGCCCGTTAGCGGCCCGGCAAAACTTCCTGCTGTAACACCGCCAGAAAAAGCCGCAGAGGTAAGTCCAGATAAGGCAGCATCAAGATTGACTGTTAATTCCTGACCCGAAGCAGTTGTAGATATATTTATGCCGCCAGCAATATCAAGAATTTGAGAATTTAAGTCCACTGATTGCTGACCGCCAGCGTCACCCTGGAAATCTAAGTCTTGATTAGTCGAAACAGAATCAACGTAGTTTTTTACAGAAATAGCAGTAGGGACATTTACGGCAGAAGCCCCAGACATTGTATCTGAATTTAAAAATGAGGCTATTGAGATTGAGCCATCACTTAAATTTCCAAACTGAATTGTGCCTGACGCATTAACGCCTACAAGAGAAGTCCAACTTCCGCTTGATAACGAAGCAGTTCCATCCGTTAAAGTTGCCCCGGTAACACTACCGGAAGTAGATAGGCTTGCTCCCGCAATAGCTCCAGAAGCATTAACCGCAACACCGTTGAAGGTTCCTGTTGCTGTGATTGCTCCAGTAGTAATACTTGAGGGATTTGTGCCAATCTCAACAACCGCCGCAGAAGCATTCTCAGTAAAGAGCCTTCTATCTGTGACATTGACCGCAAGTTCTCCCTGGACAAGCTGTGAACTTGTTGGGACATCGGTAGCAGTGCTGGAATTCTTGGTTACTATTATGGGCATGAGTTCCCCTTACTTTAAAAAGAAGGGGGGAGAAATCAATACTCCCCCCGAACTATGGGGAATTGTTACGCATTCACGATTAAGGTGAACGCACTGTCAGGACGATATGCAACACCGCCATAAAGTACATCACCAGTTAGCAAGTCAGCTAACCACTCTTGCTTGTACTGAGTTTGAACCCGAACGTCTTGCTGCATAGAAAGAACAAGAGAAGATTCATGCAAAAGCATAGCTGCCTTCAATTCACCGCCAGCCGTATTCTCAGCAGCAGTTTCAGTTACAGGACAGTTGGTACTGACCATAATATCAATACCATAAATGTTACCGATCTTTCCGTTAACTACACCCTGGCCGCTAACAAAGTCAGAGCTTACATAACGGTCGATGCCCATCATGGTTGACCTGGCGCTAGGTGGGATTACGAAATATCGCTTGTCGAAAGGAACATCTGCGTCATCTTGCTTAACGATCAAGCCTCTGAATCCCGCGTCCGTTAATAGGTCCGTGACGGTCACTGTGTCAACCGCGTAGGGGGTAAGACCATTGGTGCTATCAACAAAAAAAGCTGCTGAATTTACCGGAGAACTGCCGTTACCATCACCTAGATTCTTGCCTAACGCATGTAAAAAAGTGTCTACGTTTTTGGAAAGTGCATAACCGCAATCATCAGTATAAAACTCCTGAGCTGAAGCTAGTTCCTGCATCTTCGCCACATCTTCAAGCAAGCGTGAATACTCAAAATGCTGGTTGATAACAATAGGGACGTTGGTCGCAGTATCGTTCTGAATCGTTACCGCTGTTCCTGCTGCCTTCGCCGTTACACTTCCACGGCCCGGAGCGGGTACGTTAATAGTGTCACCTTTTTTGCCCGTCATAGGCATTTGCTTGACAATATTCGCCATTACGATGCGCTGCTGGAAAGCTGCGCGTACTTGGTCGCTCCACAACTCAGGAATAAATGAAGCCTGAGTTGTTACATTACTTGCACCGCCTTGGGCGGGATATACTGATGTTGCCATGATGAATCACCTTAAATTGTAAGAAAATAAATTAAGTGACCCTTCCCTCTCGATACATCTTCTCAATTTGAGGATAAAGACGCCGATAGCGTTCGGGGTCATTCATTCTGAGTTTGACGAGATCATCACGCGAGATACTTTTACCAGCAGACGTTTCTGAAGAACCTTGAGCGTTACCCGTTGCCCCTCTGCGAGCCTCGGCTTTTCGATCTTGATTCTTTAGTGCTTCTATTTGTGGAGATGGCTGGCTTACCGACTTATAAGCAGATAAAAGCTCATCCATTATTCCAACATTCATAGACTTCATGCCACTGGTATAACTCACGGTGCGACTTGGTGACTGTGCAATATAATTCTTAAAGCCATCGGTATTTAACACAGTAGAAGCGTCTGGATGCCTCGCCTCAATATCACGAGCCGCGCCTTCAGCTCTCATTCGAGAGAGTTCTTCTTGCTGGTGTCTCATTGCCGGATGATCTTCAATGCTTTGTTTAATAGCACTAGCCGGATCGCCAAAATAGTCAATCTCTTTGGCTTTGGGTTGTTCAACTTGCAGTTGGCTGTCAACGTAACTTTTCGCGCTTTTCATAGCCTCTATTTCACGCCTAACGTCTGCGACTTCATTAGATTGCCTACCGATCATAGATTTCTGATCGTCCAGCATTTTTTCTAAATCATCACGAGTTTTAGCGCCATAGGTGCTGTCTGTCGCTTCCGGTTGTCCCTCTCCCTGCGTTGGTGTTTCCAAGGCATCAATTGGGTCGTATTCAGATTGCTCTGTTGCTTCTGCCATTGCCGTATTTTCTCCTGATTAAGTTATCCATTAGGGCTTAAAGATTATTCCGCAGGACCGTGGAGTTCAGTTTCTCTGCGTTCTGCCTTTATTCTCTTCTGCCTACCTTTTGCCCATTTCATCGTGGCTCCTGGGAAGTCACCACTAACGACATCGAGCATTGGTCCTGCATAAGAGACTAATCGAGTTGATAACTGCCGACAGTTAGGGCAATCAATTTGCTTCACTGAATCGTCTATAAATTTCTCTGTTATATGCCCGGAGGGGCATTTGAAATCATAAATCTTTCTGCTCATACAAATCTTCAACCTGATCCCTCAGTGAAGTGACTAAGGCGATGACATCTAGCTGCCCCTTTCGGAAGCGTAAATCATCGTTATCTTTCGTCCATTGCACTGAATTTATGTTGACTCTATTTTCCTCAAGCTGGTCTATGAGGAACTTCCAGCCATCTGTCAAAAACATTTCAAACATCGCTTCGCAATATTTTTCATCTTCTAACGACAGACTCATGTGATTTTCACCGTAACACCCATATTAAACTTCGTAAAGTATCGTAATTTATCTAATATTACGGGCCACGTTAGCCCTTGATTGATCAAGTCCAACCTTCCTTTCTTTGATCGCAGTTTCAGCTATTTTCAGCTTTAGCTTGTCATCCTTACTAAGATCACTGTCGGAGCGAGTAAGGTCAGCAATAGCCTCAATTCGGTCACTTTCGAGCTTAATTGGGATGCCTATAGTCTCTGCCTGAATCTTTTTAGCTCTAGCTTGCGACTCGGTTGCTTGACCCACCAATGCAGCAGTTTGCCCTTGTGTAAACTCAAGCTGAGTTTGAGCATTGACTTGCTGCATCTCTTGAGCCTGCGGATCAGGCTGCATAGATTGATCAATCATCGCATCGAGTTCTTCACGGTTTGAAAGAGCCATATTGTTTATAATTGACTTAATCAACGCAGGATAAAGCGGATTGTCTTGGGGCATAGTCTGCAACAACTGAACTAATTGCGTGACCTCATACTCTCTTTGCAGAATTCCAAGGCTGGAAGTGACAGTAAAAACGAAATCTTCCACCGGATAATTCTCAGGGTCATACTGCATGTAGCGAAAAGCTGCCATTTTCACAAAGGGGATCAAAAAGCTCTCTTGAAAGTTGACCAAGGTGCGTTTTTGGCGCTTTATGATGGCAGATAGCCCCATTGAGAGGGTTGATGCAGCGGTATCACTGAGATTACCCGGCATAGCAGAGTCTACTGCACCAGTTGCTTGCTGAACCATCTGCTGAAGCGCATTAGCTTGAGCAAAAGTGATTTGATTCACTTGACCAAAATTAAAAGGCTGTAAAACCTCCGCAGGATTGCCATTAGTTAGGATGATCTTCCCTGGCCTTATCTCTGGCTGTGATCCTCTAGGAATTCTGGTGCTGTCCATCGCCATCATAGGCGAATTGGTTAAGGCTAAAGCGTCAATTCTAGCTCTAAGCTCAGTATCTAAGGCTTTTTGTGAGTGATATGCCTTCTCAGCTACCCCACGCCCCCAGAATCTTGACGGTACAACGTCCCAAGGAAAGGCAATAACCGGGCGATCACCCATTATGTAGGGGTTTTCAATCGCTTTTAATACAGTGTTACCGTTAGCGATGACAATGCAGGCTTCAAC